ATGGCCAAGTTGTATGTAAACGCACGCAGATAGCCTGGTGGGTAGTACAGCACCGTGGATAGCGTGGCGGGGCGGTTTAGTTCTTCAACCGATACAAAGTGAAATTCCAAGTCTTGCGTAGGCCTTGGATAGAGATATATCTCAATATCAGGAAACGTCATGTTGACCCACATCACTTGTGGGTAAGTGGACGTTACGGTCTTAACAGCAATACCGTTGTACTGCTGTTGGTTAATCATTTTGATGCCGTAAGACACACCATTGTTTGCTTTAAAGTATGTAGCATCATCAAGCAAAATGGGGCGAAGGCCAACAAAGTCACCAGTTGGGCCAAGGGTGCGGCTAATTAAGCCTGCTGGCCATGTAAAGACTTGATCTTGTGTGCAAAACACGGCTAAACGCTCTGTGTTCCACGAATCAATCATTTGATTGAACGCCATCAAGGCGTCTTGTGACGTAGCCGCAGAGGGCGTCTCACCTTCAGCAAGCACACCGAGAAGTCTAAGCGCCCGTTCGATTTGTTGGCCAGCGGTGTACGTTGTCATTTTTAAACCTCTGCAGTGGTTTTTCTACGGCGTTTAACTTCCAGCACGTTCACAGGAGCCGCTTCTTCAGTTTCAGAAGGCGTGTCTGGATTATAACGAGTCCAGCCATTTCTTTCATCCATTTCAACCTCAGACTCCATTGTTGCAATCTTTGCGCCGTGGATGGGGTGTGTCAATGTAATGTTCATAATTTAAGAATGGGGGTGATTAGCCCCCATTTGGTTTTAGCCGATAACCCAGTTTGTGCCGTTGCAGAAAACGGGCACAATGTTAGAGCCACCACCGGCAACAGTAGCGCCAGCATTACCAGAGTAAGCGGCGTTTGAGTTGCTTACAGCAGACCGAGTACCAGCCAAAGCGGCTGATGCTGTGGGCAACTGGGCAACGGTGTAGAGCGTAAATTGCGCTTCGTCCAACGCAGGGTCAGCGAATGCTACGCCGACAGGCTTAGTGTTTGACATGATTTTTCCTTTTAAAAATGAGGGCCGAAGCCCCCATTATTTACTTCAAGAAAGCCGAGTAAGCTGCGTCGCCGGTACGCACAAAACGGTATGTGTGTGCGCCGTGACGTGGGACAGTCACAGAGCCAACAATCGTAATGCCAGTGCCTGTGGTGACAGGAACGGTAGACGAAGAACCGCTGTTGTTGTCGTTGCAAATTGTCAACTCAAAAGCAGAGCCAACTTTTGCACTAGGAACGGCTGCATCGAGCAACGCTGCTGTGGGCAGAGTCACGGTCAATGTAGCATCGCTGCCTTTGTTGCAAACAACCAAACCAATAACTACTTGCTCAGCGGTCAACGTGGTGTCGCCAGTCAAGGTTGTAGGAATAGTTTGAACCGTCAGTTGTGCTTCGAGCAAGTTGCCGTCACCAATTTGATAACCGCCTGCGCCATTAGGTAATGCCATGATAATTTCCTTTCAATGTTAATAAGATAGGGGCCGAAGCCCCAATCAATTAGCCCCAGATACGGCAGCCCATTTGTGGGCGGATCGTGTTGAAGCCGTACAAAACGTCAATACGGCAAGGCATACGGTCATTGTTGATGTCGTACTGGCGCACGACACGCAAAGAGATACCGTTGTGGACTGCGCGAGCAGCCATGTCAACACCTTGTGGCAACAGCAAGTCAGCAGTTGCAAAGGTGATGGCGTCCTTGTGATAGACCAAGTTCTGTGCGTACTGGCTAGAAGCAGCGCCTACGAACACGACAGCAGCACCGGAAGCAGGGAAGCTGTCCACGGTGGCCAAAGCATTGGCGGCGGTGTAAATAGGAGCAACGGACACGACAATTGCAGTGCCGCTGGCAGTGGCGTCAGCCAAAGCAACGAACTGGAACAACGAACCAGTGGATTCACGGGTCTGTGGGTTCACAGCAAAGCAACCAGCAACAGTGAACACGTCACCGGCTTTAACTGTCAGGCCAGAGCCAATAGTCAAAGCAATGCTAGAAGCGCCTTGAGAAGTCACAGTGGTGGTCACAGAGTTGCCAGTGGCAACGCGCGAACCAGTAGTGTGTTGCTTGATAGACTGAGACATGTTGATCTCGTCAAAGCCCAACACGCCAGTGCCCATCATGCCGTTCTTGAATTGCTTGCTGATAGTGTCTGTAGGATTGAACAGACCTTTCATGCCTTCAACCAAGCCAGCGTTGGCAGCTGGGTTCACGGTAGCGTAACGTGGAGACATCACAGCTGCGTTCTCGTTCAGCTTCTGCTGGGCTTGGAGCAAGACCAAAGAAGTAGAAGGAGTTGTGCCAGGTGTGCCAACGGTGTTACCGATGGTTTTGTACGCATTGGCCACGTCTGCATCAATAGAAGATGCCAACTGGCTGATACGAGGCTTCAACACACGCTCTGCGAAGTCATCCAATTGCATGGTCAATTCAGCAGATGTGAAGTTGACACCGATGTGCTTTTGGCTGGCAACGGTCAAAGTGGTGAACTGCTCGTTGTCGTCTTGCACTTGCAAGGCGGCGCCGTCAGTTACCAAAGCGCGGTCAGGTAAACGGATACGCAGTGTGGAACCGATCTTAGCACCTTCAACAGCGAAGCTGTCGTCATACTGGCGGTTCACGTTACGGGTAAGCACAAGGTTGTTCTCAAGAATTTCGAGAGCTTTTCTTGTGATCATATCAATCGTCAGAATACTGTTTGACATTTCAAAAGTCCTTTAAAAAAATTAGCGGTTCTGTGCTTGTAGCTTCTTAATCTGCCTTGCACGTTCAGCTTCAATCCACTGCGAGGCCGTCATGCTCTTGATAGAGCGAGGGTCTGTAGTGTCCAAAGTTGCTGCTCCAGCGGAGCGTGCAGTAACAGGAGAAATCGGCGCGGGCGCAGATGTTGTTTTCTTGATCGGGGGCGCTGATGCCAATTTGGCTTCAATTCTCCCAATCTCTTTCGCCTGACTGAGTGGCGTCATGCGTGAGATGCGATCTGCTTCTTTTGGATTTGAGCCAAGGTAGTACGCTAACTCAGGCCCAATGTCCGAAGACTGGATCGTTTCAGCCATCACGTTTGTGATCGGTAGCTTGGGGTTGTAGGCGACTTGTTCAAAGTCATCATACTTGTCCCGCGCTGCTTCTTCACGCTCTTGATAGCTTTCGAGAACGGCTGATTGCTGCTTGGCTGCTTCACGTTTGGCCAATAGTTCTTCAGCTTTCTGATAGGCCATTGCTTCCGCATAGGCTTCAGGGCTTTCAAACTGGTCAACGGACGCAGTTGGTGCAGCTTTCACGATTTGCGATTCCGCAGACCGATTTGCTTGCTCTCTTTCCCACTTACGTTGCTCTCTTGCGAGGCGTTTGCCGATCATCGCATCAATTTCAGCCTGGGAGTACTTCTTTTCCTCTGTGGCTTGTTCGACTTGGTTCTCAGCGACTTCCGGCGTACTTTCAGCAACTTCAGGTGTGGCCGTCACATCCGTGGTTGGCGCGGAGTCTACTTCCGCTAGGGCTTGGACTTCTTCAGTCATTTTTTATGAATCCTAAGATTCCTCGGTCTACTGGGCCGATACAGTTTGTCAGCACATTATGCTGGAATTCTTTTCAGTTAGCAATCAACAGCACTAGCAAAGTCTGGCAAAGTTTTTAAATGATCATAAACTTGTGCAATGAAATTTAATGAACCAGATTCAACAGATACAGGAATTTGGTATTGTTTATTAAATTGTTGCGTATCGCCTTTAAAATTAACATTTGCGGTTAATTTAGACTTGTCGCCAGTTATGTTAACAACTTTGATGTACGCAGAAAAGGCAACTGGTTGAATACCACTTTCAATAGCGCCAAGATCAGTGTAGATTGTGGCGTAGCCTTGGGTTTCAATAATTTTACGAAGTGCCATAATTTTTCTTTCAAGGATGTGATGCTTTGTAAGCGTCAAACTCTGCTTTAAGTTCTTGGACGGCTTTGTCAAGTCTTTGAATGACTTTGTGTTGCAAAGCAATTAAAGCAAAATCTCGGTTACTGTCAGGCTCACCTTCATTGGAATAGTTAACCAATGGAGATGTGTTGTAAGCATTTTTCAGTCCAAGCGCTTCAATGTCTTCTGCAATAAAGCCCGCGCAACCATTTTGCTTTCCTGTGTAGTCCCACAATTTAGGGCTTAAATTTACAAAAGCATCTAGTTGTGCATCAGTTACATTCCAATCAGCGATGTTTTCTTTATATCGAGCAGAAGAAGCCAATTTATACAAATTTCCGCTTCCATCAAAAATTGCTGTAGTGCCAGGATTAGCGCCTACAGAACCAGCGGTCACAGGGGTGGCGTTGGTTGTTGTGAATGTGCCAGTAATGCTTACGCCCGCTGCGCTAACTGTGCGCCCCGCAGTAAGATTACTTACGGAAACGTTAACTGTAGCTCCACCTTGAACAATAGGCAAAACTTCTGTGCCTGCCAAGGGGGTTGATGCTGCGGATAACGCGGATATTTTTTTATCAGCCAATTTAATACTCCTTAATACAAATTTGATAGGTTTATGTTATTTGTTTCCAAACCATGAGTAGCTTGCCGTACCACCACCAGAATTGGTGACAGCAAGAGTATTGCTTCCAGCTACAGAAAACGTCACAAAATCAGAACTACCACCAACATAACTTGTTGTTGGTGCGTTGTTGCCACCATAATAAAAACGAACAATATAAACAGCAGATTCAGTGCTTGTGCCTGTGGATGTATTTCTACTAGCCAACAACAACACAGTACCACCCGCATCGCCTTGATTGATTGGAATATTAGTGTTTATTGGGCCAGTTCCTGATCCAATAACAACACCTAATCCCGCAGTTCCATTAGCACCAAAAGTTGACAGTCCAGAGTTGTTTCCTAAATTGTTGCCATTTTTTACAATTGTGGCATTTGATATGTACGGATAACTAGCGGCAGTGATGGCTTGAGTTGATCCAAAGAAACTGTTTGCCCTCATATCAATATTGGCAAGACCCGCATTAGCTTCCATAGCGTAAGAAAACACTGTGCTAAAGCTGTTACCTTGTATTGAAATAGAGTTAATTACGCCAGTGTTCACAATAGCGGCATTAAATGCTACGCCACCAAAAATATTTCCTGTTATGTTTACGCCATTGCAAGTGCCTAAATTGATAGGATATACAGCACTTGTTGT